ATTTGTCTTCTACTTTTGGTTGATAATTAACAGAATCAAATGCCAAAGGCACAGTGTGTATTTCTTTAGTCCACTGAGTGTAGTATTCTGGTACTACATCAGCGAAAGTCCAAAGACGAACATTATCCATTTGGTCTAATTCTTTGATATAATCTTTGTCTGCGGTACAATGAAAGTTTACATGGCGACCCCAAGGATCTGGATAGACGTTAGGTTGTACGAACAGAAATGTTTTCTTTGACCGTGAAATAGCTTTGATATAATCTGGGTGAGCTGCAAGGTCCGCTGTAGACATTAACATATAATCTTCGGACATAGATTCTTCATCTATTGGGTATGGTGATTCATACCCGGTTTGGCCGGCACCTTGATATTCATCCCAGTCTTCACTTTTCCGATCGTATAAATCATACCCTTTTTCCTTCCACGCAGAACGATAACCATCGTAAATCCAGCGGCCGGCGTGTTGGGTGTATTTAACACAGTATACTTTCATTTTAATTTCTCCAATACTATATTTGGTATCTCTACTCGCTTGTTTTCAATAACATCTATCAATTCATGCCCTTTAAGGGCGAACCACGGCTCACTAGCGGCTCCTATCATCTTATTGGTGATAACCCCCATATTCATCATTCGAGCCTCTATAACCACCCTTGAGAGCGTTTCAGGGGTCTCTGGCAAGAACACCAATGATTTGTTCGTACTCATGAGTGATAAAAACTCTTTGTAGGTGGAACTTACAATCAAATTATAATTGTATTTCTTCACTTTGCAGAACCTGATAGCTCCTCCAGTGTTCTTGTGTTTGATTGTGGAGTCCATTATAGCATATGTATCACTTTTATCTACGTTTGCCTTTTCTCTCATAAAGTTTAGAGAGTCCATGTCCCATATGTTACCGCCCAGATTTACAAGGTTATCAAGGTTGGTATTTAGATATGCTATGTCAAGATGAAATTTGGATTGACAAAGAACAGCTTTTGCTTTCTGATAAAATTCTAAATTAGTGATATGTTCTGGTGGAGCTTTAAAATCAGGAAAAACACCCGGATTGCGGGTGCTTAAATACTTGTGATCGTGCTCGTAGATAATATACTCCAAATCATAGAATTCAGGTATAACATCTTTTCTCAATGCCGCGAAATTAGCAATAATAAATTTCTTATTCTTATTTTGCTGAATATATTCTGCAGTAACCGAGGTGCTATTAATTTTTTGGACTTGATGTCCTTCCGAGATCAATATTTCTATAAGTTCTTCATTATTTAATTCTCCACCACCCAGCACTTGGTTGGCAAAGAAATCAGCTACAAATATTATATCCATTGATATTGCTTCTATTCTACTTCTTCGATGTCTAAGTCATCGAGCCAGGATTCAACATCGAATTCTTCTTCGACGCCCATGGCTTCCACAAAAGCAGCAAGCATTTTTCCCTCTTCAAATCGTTCCTTCAGTTTGTCTGCATAGCCCGCAAACGGTTCGGTACCGTTAGTGATATCTTCGTAGCATGTTCTCATTTGTTGACGAGCTGAAATTTCTCGTGGGTACGCCCACATAGAGTCTTTGACGATAACACCATCCCAAACCGTTTGTTCTGGGACTGGCTGCAAGTCGTAAGACACATCATAGAAATTTCTATCACCACCTTCACCACACAGGAAGTCTAACTGACCCGACCAACCGGTTGCTACCACTGGTACGTCCATGTATGCTGCTTCGAATAGAGGCAAGCCGAATCCTTCACCGTGGGTTAAGGAAAGTGCGGCACGGATCTTTGGATGGAGGTACATTTGATGCATTTCTTCATCAGTCATATCTCCGTGAATCATATAAACCTTGCACTTCCTATCTTCAGCGTCAGGGATGGAGGCCAATAATGAGAGCAATTGTCCGTGTACGATTTCTCTATCAATTTGAGAATTTTTTGACACGTTTGTTTTGACTACCAAGCCCACTTCTTCATCTTTAAATTCATTTACAAACCACTTAATGGTATTATGTAGATTTTTACGGGGGCCCATTTGTGCGACAGTTACAAAGTTAAAGTCGTAATCTAGTTCTAAATTGAGAGCTTCCATGTTTTCATATGTTTTAACTGGGTAGTTCACGCTATCAATGTCGGTAGTCAACTGCAAAGTAAATCTTTCGTCTGTGTTATCGTATGTTGCTTCATACGAACTTCTTTTATAGATTTCTTTTGAATGCTCTGAGACAACAATAATTTTATCCATTGTGTTCCCTTTTTGAATCCATTCATGTGCCACACGGGTGGTTTCAATTCCAGCGGTATAACCAATGTTCTTGGCTGCTAAGAATTCCCATTCATTTGGAATCGTGACTTGAAGTGACAAATCAAATTGGCCGCCGCCTTGAACGTAAGCAATCGTTTTTTCAATCTTTTCATCAATCCACAATCTTTCTTCAGACTCTTCATTAATCCATGATGTCTGACCCCATTGTAATGGTTGGATATAAATATCAAACAGATCTTCTCGGCTTCTCAGAGCCCGAAGTGCAAATCGAGACTGCTCTCCGTAACCTGAACGAGTTAATACTGGTGCTCTCAATAAAATAGATTTACGCATTATGCCACCTCCATTAGTACCCAACGGTCGTAATTCTTTCGTGTTTCCCAGGAGCCATGCTTCTCAACAACTTCGTCGATAAGCTTGACCCAGGATTTCTCATATTGTTCGAAACTGTAATTGTTTGCTATGTGTTGAAGTCCTGCTTCAGACATTTTTTGGTATTTTGGCTTGGAAAGCTTCAATGCTTTCTTCATAGCCGAATTAAAATCTTTTTGTGAGATCCTGTCTTCGTAAATGTAAGGAACCTGTAGGGAACCAATGACTGATTTTGCTACAGGCTGTATACCCCAACCAAACCAATCGGTTCCATCTGTTACTTGTTCTTGCAATCCACCGGTCATATTTACAATGATGGGTGAGCCACAGGTCAAGGATTCCAATGTAGAAAGACCAAAACCCTCTGCATCACTGATTCCAATGGTGTAGTCTGCTGCACGGTACATGTTAGCCAAGTCTTCCGGGCCTACCTTCTGAGAAGATAACAATACTTGCCCGTCTGTCATTCCAAGGTGTTCCAGAATGTGTGGTAAGTCTTGGCCGTGTGAATCGCGTGGGTCAGTATGCATTAGAAGACACGCTTTGTCATGACCGACTTCATCAAGAAATTCCTTGAACCACCAAATTAGAGTTCCACTTTGTTTACGGCGCGCATTTCGGCTGTTCCAGAAGAAGATCTTTTTATTGGGACTTCTGTAGTTTGTAGAGGTGTTAATAATCTTTCCTCTTGTAACTTCAACATTTGCTTTTTCTTCTGGTGTTCTAGCTGGATGGAAGTAAGTGTCAGGCACTGCATGAGGTAAGTAATGCGAGCTAGTTCGAGGTGCAACCTCTTTGACACACTCATGCGTCACCTTCGAGATAGCTACCACTTCATCAGTAGAACGATACCATCTACCATTGAAATGTGGTGCTGGGAAGTTATCCCAAACATGATAGTACACAAGTGGTACATTGGCTCTAACTTCGTTTTCGATTTCCCAGAGCCATTCATAAAAACGAGGATCGGTCATGAACCATACCACATCAGGTTTTTCTTTTGTAAGAATAGAGCGAACCATCTCATGGCTACCGTATCCATCAACTGGGAAGACCCTCCAATCATCACCCCATGGATCGATTGATTGTGGTCTATAATCGTGGTGCTTCATTGCACCGCCTAGGCAGATAAACTCATAGCGCCCTGTCTTCAAGAGCGCTTCAATAAAGTATTTAGTTTGTGTTCCTACTCCAGAGGGGGACAATGGATGGTCGGATAACACTAAGATTTTTTTCTTTTTCATTTTTTCCTCACGGACAATGTTCCGTTTTATAAAATTTACAACCGTAACCGGAAGTGCATGACAAACGGTTCTTAATGTACCGGTTGTTTTTAATATTGTATAACGCCATGTTTAAAAGTTTAAGCGCATTTTCAGTCTTTCTTGGACCGGACGTGACTCTAAAAAATTCAACATGGTTATTTTTAGCTGTTCTCTTAAGCAAAGCAAAATGTGTCTCAACGTCTTTGGGCTCAACAGACATTTTCTGGCAGAAGAAGTGTTTGTAAAGGGTAAGTTGGTATGTAATCATCTTGTCAGAGCGCTTTTTAGCGTCCCAACCCCACGAACACGTCTTCCAGTCAAAGATGTGGACTTTGCCATCGGGTGTGGCTACCACTGCATCAATATAACCTTTGAAAAGGCGTTCCTCACCTTCGATTGTTTCGTAAAGAGGCATCTCAACAGCCAATACTTCATATTCTTCGAAGTAATCGTTCAAGGCATCTTCGATTTCAGGAATAATCTTCTTTCCTTGATCGACCATATCAGCGACTAATCTTTGATTTACTTCGTTCTCATCGAGTTCAGCAATGTTTTTTTCGAGTTCATTGACGAAATAGTTGTCATCCACATCTTCTTGAAGTAGTTTTTTCTCACACACAGAGTGGATTGCAGAACCGAAAGCAGTATATTCATTGCCGGTAAACCCATCAACCCCATCGATACGAGTAAGTTTGTGGTAAAAGGCGCAATGGGCCCAGTCTTTAAGTTCAGAATATGATATATGTTGTGGCATTGTGTACTCCTAAGAGTATATTATAACCACTTATACATTAGAAGTCAAGGCTTTCTGGGTTTTGAATCAACATAATTTTATTATAGGCTTCTGGGCTAACCTTTTTTAGAAAATTATGATTGCTATTTGTATAGAAATCTGTAAATGCAGTTGCGAAATATTCTCTCAGAGACGTGGCTGCATAAGAACTGATGAATAATCCTGAAGCATATTGGTTGAGTTTATCATAGCCAATCTTTTTAAACAGCAAGTCATCAAATTCTTTATCATACTCAATGTTAGTGAAGAACGATTTTGGAAATCTAAAGCCACTCTTCCACAAAATATCATGTAAGTGTTCTCTTTTTCTGAGAAACTCCTGTTGAATTTTATTGTCATTATAAATATCAAACCCATATGCAACTTCAGCCGCGTGGGCTACTTCATGTACTATGTTCTCAAATAGACCTTCGGTATCTGTCTGCATGTTTGATATGTATAAAGTGCCTCCTTGAAAAAAAGCTTCCAAGGATCTTTCTTCAAACTCTTGAAACCAACCAAAGATTATCATTTCTACTTCACTCAAGATATGGTGAGGTACTATTTCTTCTACTTTGCTTATAACTGCAGCGGCGTTTACACCTTCTACGGGTTGTTGAAAAAATACATGAATACCAGTAGGGGTATAAAAGCTATTTTGTTCTTCAGCTATTCTTTGTTGTTTCTGACGAATATAATTTTCCAGCATCATCTAATCCTAATTGATATCCTCTAAGGAAGTTTTCTTCAGCGACAGCCATCATAAATTCAGGAAATTCATGGGCCAAAGTTTCAGCAATCATATTGACTGTTACTTCTTCCTTATCAAATTTTGTTCCGACGTACTCAACTAAATGAGTCTTCAATTCAGAATCTGGTTGTACTGCCATGGCTAATACAGGATTCTGGTGTGCTTGTTCTTCGTTAATTTCAGTTATTTCTTTTTCAGACATATTAACTCCTTACACATAATATAACAAGTAATATGTGTTTTGTAAACTATAAAACTTTAGATGCTAGTGTTGCAAGTTCTGAACGTTCACCTTTGCGGAATGCAACGTGGCCGGCAATTGGATATTCTTTAAATTTTTCCACAGCATGAGCCAAGCCATTGGACGTTTCATTGACATATACATTATCTATCTGCTCGATGTCACCCGTCAACACAATCTTGGTGCCTTCACCAATTCGTGTAATGATTGTTTTGACTTCGTGTTTAGTTAAGTTCTGAGCTTCATCGATAATAATAAAAGCATTTGCTATAGAGCGGCCGCGAATATATGTTAGAGCCTCTAACTCAATCTTTCCCTTTTCCATATACATTTCAAGAGATGTTCGATCGCCCATTAAAAATTTAAGGTTATCTTGAATAGGCATTAACCATGGCAACATCTTCTCTTCCATGGTGCCAGGTAAGAAACCGATATCTTTACCAAGTGGTTGTACCGGTCTAGATACGATTAAACGGTCATAATGGTTGTTCTCGCCTCTTAAACCGATTGTCTGCTGAAGACCTGCAGCTATAGCCATCAAAGTCTTCCCAGAGCCAGCACGGCCGATTAACGACACAATTTTAATATCAGGGTCTAACAGTAAATCAATTGCAAAAGCTTGCTCTTTGTTGCGAGCGTTGATGTTCCAATCGTGTATATCCTTGTGAATCATCGGCTGAAGCGGTTCAAAAGAGTTTTTAAATCTTGCAAGGGCAGATTTCTTCTCATTTGCATTTGATACCAGCATGACATATTGATTAGGATGCCATGGTTCTTCGAAATCCTCTTCTTCAAGGAAAACGTCCTTACCATCGTAGTATTGGTCTATAATCTGATCGTCGACTGAGTGTACTACAAATCCTTTGTAAAGTTCATCGGAAGATCGTACAGCCTTTTCAGATATAAAGTCTTCTGCCGGAATCCCTATGGAATCGCAGATAACTCGCATATTGATATCACGACTAACCATAATGGTTTTTCTTTCAGGAACTGCCATCTGGATTGTCTTTGCAGTTGCTATAATCGTGTGATCTGGTAATCTCATATCCAAATCAGGAGGAAAAATTACATTTTTTAATTGAGAGTATGAGATTACCTTGAGTATACCCATGCCTTTTTCAATTCTGATCCCTTTTTCAAGAGAACCTTTTTTCCTCAGTTCATCAAGGTTTCTGATGAATTGACGAGCATTCTGACCTACAGAATCTTGTCTTTTCTTATGGTTATCCACCTCTTCTAGTACTTTGAGGGGGATAAAAATATCGTGGTTATCGAACTTGAATATTGCGTCTGCATCGGTCAGATAAACGCTTGTATCCAGAACGTAGTTTTTCTTTTTTGACATACCTGCCTTCTATACCATATATAGTAACAGAAATTGAAAGTATGTTTAAATAATGGTGCTCGCAGAGGGACTTGAACCCCCAACCTTCTGATTACAAATCAGACGCACTACCAATTGTGCTATACGAGCATATTATTTATTTTCTGAAAGTAACTCTTCTACTTCATGAATCTTATATATTGCCGAAGAACTTGCTTCAGGAACCAATAACACGCGAAAACAAAAAAAGGCTGCTATAAACATAGCCATACATAACACAGACAATTCTGCAATTGTTTCAATTGTTTTCTCAAGACCCACAAAGTATATATGGACTTACATAACTTTATATTGTTTAAAACAAACAAATGCTGCAGCAGCGTTCATCAGGAACCAGTAACTACCATATGTTGCAAAATAAATTGTAAAAATAGTATTGAGAATAATCAAACTGAGAAGCCACTGCTTTGATGTCATAATTTTCCTAAAAAAAGCCGGTTTTCTGTCTAGAGCTAGGATAACCGGAAACCTCTGCCTACGTTTGGGTCGGGCAGCCCCCTTCCGCTTATAAAGCGAGCAGAACAGCGCTATCCATCAAAGGTCAAAGTACCGTTGTCAGTCTTGACAGAAATAGTCCAGCCTGATACAAAAGGACAAACCTTAATGAAGTTCCCAACTGGAATTTGTACCTGTGCGGTCAATGTAGTGAAGCCGCGCTTATGGTCGTATTTCTCAGTTGAATGTTCGATCATTTCTTGATCGTAAAAGTTCTCAGTAAGAAAATCTGCAAGATATTCTTCAAAGTTGAACGAGCCACGCTGGTAGTCATCAAGCCAGTCTTGGTCGCGAAAGTGAGTAATAATATTACCATACCAATGATTTCGAACATCCAGTTTAGTATCCGCAATCAAAGATGCAAATGTGCTGATTACATCAGTTTCATTAATCGCATCCTCCACTTCGGTTTCGTTGTGTACGAAAACATCAGTTCCCTCTTCATAAGTTAAGGTCAACAGTTCGTTTTCTTCTAAGTTTAGTTTTTTAATTTTGTCTACAATAGACATATTTTCTCCTTGGGTTGAATGGCTGTCTCTCGCGGGCTTGAACCGCGGACCCAGGCGTTAACAGCGCCTTGCTCTACCAACTGAGCTAAGAGACAAAAAAAGTGTGGTTTATATAATCTAGAATAACGCACATAACAGCACCTGTCAATGTATAAACTATAAAATCTTTATATACTGCTTTTTGTGAGTAAGGATCTTCTTTCACTTTTCAATCCAAACAATTGAATAGTCTTCTTTATTTTTGCTTAGAATCTCTTTAACTGCATCTTCATTCAATGTTAGCGGGTACAAACACTCATTTTTAACTTTTACTGCTTTCAAGTTTCTTGAGGCACCACCAAGCCAATTTAAAATTTCAATATCGTCTTCACAATGTTTTGTTACGACGGCCTTAGTTTTGGTTGGGTAATAAAAATTTTTGTGGCCGAGTTCTGATAAATAACAAACCATGTTTCTCCTAATCATGTGAATCCCATAAATAATTTTTCCATAAATCAGAGACTTGACTCTTGCCTACTGCTCTAAGTATATTAAATTTTGGTTTCTTGGGTATGTTTAACAATTTCATATTTGCTTGTTCGGGAGTTCGATTACCTTTTCTTTGATTGCATTTCTTACATGCAGCAACTAGGTTTTCCCAGGTGTTTTCTCCACCTTTACTTTTCGGTATTATGTGATCTATTGTTAACTTGTCTACTGGGAATTTTTTCGCACAGTACTGACAAATGCATTGATCTCTTAGTATAACCTCTTGGCGGCGTACCGCAACAACTTTAAATTGAAATTTGACATATCTATTCAAGACTATAACTGCTGGAAGAGTGAAGCTTTCTGCTACTGAATGTATTTCTTTATTATAACTTTCAATAGCCTGAGCTTTACCAATAAGGCACAATACCAAAGCCTCTACAGCATCAACAATGTCGATTGGCCTGTATGAAGAGTCCAACTTTAAAGTCTTTTCATTGTGATTTAAAACAGTAGCGGCCATATTATTAACTAGTGAGTATTCTTATGTCTAACTTCTATCATCGACTAGAGGCTTTATTTCCAGTGTTTTTTTGATTGTATGTTTCAGAATCTTGATGTTTTCTAAATCGATTTACAAGATCGGATGAGGCATCGGCTTTATAATCGCCACCGATTCCCCACAGTAATTCAATTCCGAGTTCTTCGCACACATCTTGTTCTGGTGTATTAGATTTACCACGATCGCCACCATTGGCGAAGTATGTTGGCTTGAGGCGACGGATGGCTTCGCACACTGTGCCATCACTGTCATCTACTGAGTCAACCAAGATAACACCTTTAATCGCATTCAAAATCTCGGCGCGGCGGGTCCACTCCATAAAAACAAAACCTTTTTTTCTGTGTAACCATTGATCGGTATTTGCAATTATAATCACATCACCGTGTTGTGACGCTTCCAAAATCATCCTGATGTGTCCTACATGAACTGGGTCAAAACCACCTGACACCATGATTGTGGGTTTTTCTTTTTCTGAATCTGACATGTTATATAACTCCTTCGTTAATCCTGTCGAACTAAAACTTCTTTTTTTACTTTTTTGATTTCGCCGGTTTCAAGTATACAAATTTCATAATCATATATCTCGTAGCGGTCTAATTCTTTGTCGTACACTTTAAGTATAACAGATTTTTTTGAAATGTTTTTCAATATTTCTGATACGATGGTGTCTTCATTTTTGTACGGCTCAAAATAAACTATGTCATCAACTTTATATTTTTTCAGACTCATACGTATCTCCATCTGGTTCATAATGAGCTAATAAATAGATCGGCATCATCTCAAACTTCTTACTTTCAAACCAATAAACCTTTGCTAATTGGCGGCCTGATTTCTCCCATGGTTGCTTTTTCACTTGATAAACTTGTATGACTATACCAACCAGAGGTCTTTGATAATTATGAAAATAGGCAATATAGTTAACTTCTTGTACTATATCACCCAATTCTATTAAGTCTCTATCTTTCACGATAAATTAACTATCGCTGTTTTTATCTAATTCTTTTCTTTTTTCTTGAAGATTGCGTTTTTCTGAAACAACTTTCTCCACTTCTTCTGTCTCTAATCCATATACTTCTTTGATATCCCACAAAGATTTTTCTATTCCATCAACCGTTATTCTTTTGTGCGGTTTGATTTCATTTGTTTTCTTCTTTTTAAAAATCTCAAACATTCATTGTCCTCCTTAAATGGCAGTGAGGGTGGGATTCGAACCCACGGTAGCTATTAACCACACTCGCTTTCCAGGCGAGCACCTTCGTCCACTCGGTCACCCCACTATCATAATAAGTAGTTATAAATGGTGGAGATGGGCGGTACTGCCCCGCCGTCCGCAACACTTTCAATACAAAGTCATTCACAAGCATAGTCAATTTACTATCACAAATTAACAAAGATAGATGATTTTAAGATGTTGCTTACCATCCTACTGCAACAAATGTTTTGATTTTTACAACTTATCTGTTGTGTTGATTAGATTGGATAGAAGGTTCTAATCGACCTCCCTACTAAGCTGCTAAGCGCTGTTCGAAGTGGTTGTTGTTGTTTGCAACTAGTGTTTTTGAACTGTTAAGGTCGTATCTAACCTGCTTGCACTCAATATCTTCTGAGCCACGTCGAAACTATTTCATCCCCGTGTTTTTTTGACGATAATACCCACTGGGGTATGATTGGCATCGTCTAACCAAATATTTATTTCTTTACCTTTCTTACTCTTTTCACAATATGTATAATTTATTTTCTTTTTGGCAGCCTTCAGTGCTGCGTCTTCTGATGAATGTTTACTAATCAGGTTACCCTGAATGTATTTACCGTCGTATTGAAAAACTTTCCACATTATTGCAGACCATCAATTAATTCTCTGACATGTGCGTCACTGAATCCAGCGTGACCGCCGGCAATCTTGCCATCACGATCAATGTAAATATAAGTGGGAAACCCACCGATAACATATCCGTCAACCCCAACTCCAGTCGGGTCAAAAACTAAATCGCGACTGGCGTACAATACTGGTGCTGTAGTAATGTTGTGACTAACCACCCAATCAAGCATTTCATCTTCTGTTGGGGATAATCCTTGGGTGTAGCCTTCTACCAATAAAGTAGCAAACACTAAATCATCTCCATAATCATCTTGAATGTCTTGTACGTACATACCTGCATTCTGACATGGCGGGCACCAACTAGTGGAAAAATCCAAAACTACAACTTTATTTTTGTTGTCGTATAACTGCCATGGTTCCTTGTTCTGGTCGTAGAGCACTACGTTACAGGCATAGTCACCAACTTGCGTCTGAGAGCAATCTGGAGCAGATATAACACCAAATTCAGTTGGTGCTGGAGCAATATTAGCTTGAGTGTCATGGGTTCCAGTTGTGTTTAGATCTGCTGGACCACATGAGAGTAAAGTAATTAAGATACTAATCATTTTTTATTTCCTTGAAGTAATCATTTGTTTTGTATTCTCTTATATGTCTCATGTACTCAACATAACTGAGTCCTAGAAATCTAGCTGCATCTTTTTTAGACTTAGCTACTGATAAAGAAAACTTTAATATACCATCCCTGACAATGTAAGATGTTCTTCTCCATATGTCAAGACCATATAGTCTATTATTAACATGCTTAGATGATAATTCTAATTTTACTGCTATGAGATCTTCTAATGTTAGATTATTAATACAGACTAATAATGAATCATTAAGTTTATTAAGATCTTTTAGTTTAGTTATAGTAGATATACCAGATAATGTATTTGGTTTATTCATTAATAAGAGTGATTAGTGATTAGTGATTATCAGGGGGCTTGTCACAAACAAAGTGTAACGTTAAATTTAAAAGCTGTCAAGTATAAAACTGAAAAAAATTATAAATCTAGCTCTAAATCGTCTGCGCCGGCTTCCACATCTTGTGTTTGGGATTCTTGATCGCCCTTAGCCATATCATATGCTTTGTTTGAGGGCTCTGCCACTTCGGGATCCAACTCTTCTTCAAATTTGTTAAAGTATAACTTTAAGTTTGCGATGATGTAATCATAAAATAACTCTTGATCTTCAGGATCTGAAAGCAATTCATAGGCATCAACAATGTTGGTTTCTATTTTTTTGTACGATTGGTACGCCATGTTACGCCCCGTCTCGTCACCTTCGACATCTTTTCCGAACGCATCCATAGGATTTTCTTCCGCTTCATCATCATCGTCCGATTTCTCGGCATCTGAGCGAATATCGATAAACTTATCATCATCAGTAGTACCACCAACATTTATACGTATGTCCTCCTCTATATCATATTCTAATTCATCTAGCCCCAAAGGCTCTTCATCGCTAGCGTGAGTGTTAATCTTAGCAGGTGTAAGGGTGTTAACCACAGCATTGATGACATGAGATCTATATGAATCTCTTTGATCTTTGTTAGTTGTTAGAGTTTTGTAATCTTCCTCTAAGATAGGAACAATTTTCTTAAGCAATTGTTCTAAAACGTTAATTCCTGTAGACTTGTTAGGTGTTGGAGATACGTCCGCACCTTTTTCATTAATAACATTAAGCTCGTGATTCATGAATCCACGAATTACTTCACGTAACTTTTCTTCTTGTTCTTTTACAATACCTTGACGTTTCTGCTTGACAGAACGTATCGCAAGTCTTATACTTTCTCTAAGGGTTTTTTCTTCATTAGCGTTCATTATATAATGCCTCTCTCCATAATTAGTTTCATAACTTCGTCAATCAAACTTAAATCCATATATTTGTTTGCTTTCTTGGCTTCCTTTTTATCTTCAGGGTCGTCATCCGACCCATATCGCAAAGGGGCGCCATATCCGCCCATACCGGCTGTTGATATCTCTGACATGGATTCTAATCCAAGGATATCTAATATGCTGTTAACGTTTTCTGCGCCAACAAAATCTTCCAACATTTTACGAGCTACATCGCTCTTAGCGGCTTCTACTAATACAAATCTAAGATCGCTAGCGTGGAATTGCTCGGATGGTTTGCCAGCCTTAACACTTGGCATATTATTGTATAAATCAGAGCCTTTTTCTTTCTCAGCCATTAATAGCTTCATATATTCTGGCGAGTGTTCCGATGGTTCGATCGCCGTGCCTTCAGGTGACAAAAGTTTAACACCTTGTTTAATATATTGTTCTGCGCCGGCCCACCTTTTCCAGTCGCAATCTTTAGAACTACAACCAAGAAAAACGCTATCACCTACGTTCATAGGCCCTTCGTCACCAACATATTCATATGCAGCATTAATTGGAGAAGCGTGATTTTTTGAGATACTTACTTCTACATTTGGTAAATCTCTAATTAACGTATTCCAAATGTTAAGAGAATCTTCAGCAGTAATCTCTCGTCCGTTCGGTAAAGTTCTTCCTTGTTTAGTGGGCTTTGATATAATTACTATAACTTCATCAGCAGCGGCAGCATACTTTCGCACCATGTCAACGTGACCCTTATGCGGGGGTTTAAAGGCGCCAGGAACGACGGCTATTGTTTTAGGGTAATCTTGGTCGACTACAGGATCATCTGTTTCATCATCAATATCAAATTCATCCTCTAACTCGTTGATATCGCCAGTAAATTTAGCGCCCTTATCAACAGCAAAGTTAGCCCTACTAAATTCTAAACGGTCCACAAACTTGATACCGTTACCTTTGCGATCAACTGCCACATAGCCCTCTGGGTTACTGGCTACCAAATCTCCCGATCCGTTATCAACAAAATGTTTTGTATTGTAAACAGCATTATTGTACTTTTCAATAAAAATGTTTTTCGCTTCGAACAACAATCGGCTTACTATAAAGATATTAATGATATCTTCTCTTTTTTCGTTAAAGGCCTGCAGGGTCTGTTGAGCGTTTTGTGTTGCTCTCTGTTTTCCTTTATCGCTCTTTAGACTATCAATTTTTTTCTTGACTCTGGTGGAATACCAGTTGATGAAGCCTTCAAATGATTCTTGCGGGTTCTCAAGAAAGGCGCCAGCTTTAATTTCACTGTTTATGTAAATATTTAAAAATGCAAATGGTAAATCGTCGTAATTAATTTTTTCGTTTACTGCATCTGCTTGATTCACCAGTTCGAGTATCTTAGCTTCTTCATCATCTGTCAAAGTTACAACACCGGTGTCGTCTGTGAAAAATGCATCATCAAACCATACTCCCGGTGCTTTCTTTAGGCCAGACACATCCGCACCAAAACTAGCACCGCCATCTAAACTATTATATGTTGTATGGAATACAATACCAAACTTGGCTTGCTCGATTTGCCTTCCAAAATCTGAATCTACCGGTACTGCATACAAAATAGTATTCGGCTTGAACGTATAATGTGGTTCGCCTTCTATTTCTGTTTTGCGGATCATTCCATCGTCAAACATAAAATCGCCCTGAAGAATATTTTTAATCTTCAACGCCGGTAAGTATTGCAATGCTTTGGTTAACTTGTCAACAAGTCCCGGTGCATGCCCGTGATTTTTGATGATGTCTTCTTTTGTATAGTTTATTTTTGGTACTTTGTTGAAAATTGATTTCGTACCAACAAAGAATTTACCATTCTCAGGATTAATACCAGCAAAGATAGCAGGCGCTCCGTCCCATTTGACGGACGTTTGAACTTTAGAGGAGGTGTTACCCTTCAAAGTCTTTAAAAGCGACAGAAGGAACCCTCTAGCCTTATTATAGCCTTCTGGGCCCTGAGTCAATACTAACTCTTCAAGATGAGTAAGGTGGGTATTGGCCTTAGCCATTATTCGTCTCCTTGGGACTCTTCTAATATAGTAAGTTTTTCTTGAAGAACACCAATGTCACTATCCATCTTGCGTGCAAATCTCTTAACTTCGCGTAGATGCTGTTTAGCCAGTATCACTCGTCTTTTCTCAGAGAGTGTTCTAGGTTTAAGATTGGAAATTATTTCTTGGAGACCCTGAATATAGGTAAAGATAGACTTTTCATCTATGCTCTCATTTAAGAAATCTTTCCACGCTGTGTCTAATGACATTGGTTTTTCCTCTTTTGAATATATTAATAAAAGTTTTTATAAACTTGTTTCTGCTTTTT